TTACTGCTCGGCGCACCCCGTTTGGTAATTCGTAAACTTCGAGTGCATCAACGTCCGCTGGTGGATCTGTTTTTCCTACAACCTCGTGCCATACAAGGTCACTGTATTCGCTTCGGCTTCCTAACGAATTTATAGCCGCAACGCGTACCTCGTAACGTTCGCCATCAATAACCGGGGCAATGTTGGCTAAAGTAAACTCTGACCGTATTGTTGACCACTGATCACCGACATCGGTAAGTCGCCTTATCGCTATCCGATACTCTACGATCCATTCAATGCCTGTGAGATCACCACCTTGGTCCCACGAAACTTGGAGAACTGTAAGCACCGATCCATCCGCTTGACGGCGAAGGTCATCAGACAAGAGCACGCCAGATGGGCGCGATACGATCCAGGGACTAGGTAAATTAGTATCTGGCGCTGGGTCTATGGTCTGTTCTAAGCTGGTGTCCCAATCATAAATAGTAGATGCGGTTTCTTTTAGACTTATGTCAATCCCTGGATTTTTAGTTGACACTTGGTGCGTCAGTTCCAACACCTCAAAAATTTTCCCAGTCCACCCATAGCGAGACAATGAAAGCTGCACAGTATCGCCTGGCACCAGCTCAAGCGTTGTAAATTTACATTCTAAAAAAACCTCGATTTGTTGTCGGACGTAAAGTAAATCAATGCGTGCTAAACGCTGCGCCATAGTCCCAGATTGTGTGAATGGATAAACTGTGTCTCGCCACAATGTCTCACCCCCATCCTGAGCTTTAAATGTCGCGCTTTCTTGAAAACGAAAATCCATAGGTTCATATTTTTGCTCAGGATCAATAAACGTTCCTTTCACCGCATTAAAAAGATTGCGTTTAGAGTATCTAGTTTGTACGCGCACTTGCCCGCGCAGATCATCTTCATTTATATTTATTGCTGGCGATACATATGCACCTGCGTAAATATGCCATTTGCCGCCCGACCAAGTGCGCCGACCTGCCATCGAAGACAGCAAAGCGTTAACAATTTCTTTGGGTCTTTGAGTAGTTAGAAAGCGCCCATTGCATGTATAACGTTTTTCGGTCCCCCCCGCCGCCAATGAGACAGTTTCGTCACAGACATTTGCGGCAGCTATAAGCTTGGTTTCATCGATTTCCGTCGCATAGTCAAAACCCATCCCGTAATCAGTATCAATTAGATAGTCAACCAAACATAATGCGGGATTATTAGACCAAACGGTTAACGACGTGCGCGGGTCATAAACTTTTTTGCCCTTAACAACTGCACTGATGTTTTCGAGACCTTGCGGATAAAGTGCAGCATTCCAACCTAACCGATACCATGCATAGGCCACACCTAACGCTTTATATCCTGGCTTCCAGTTAGAAGACATTTCAGCCAATCCAACTGCCGTTTGCGTCGCGGTTCCGTATTTTTCGGCTACCCAAATATGCTGTACTCTTAGCGTTATAGCAACATTATTCTCGAAACTTATATTCCCTAGATTGTCAATGCGAGTAACGTTCATAAAACGTTGGCTAATGTCGTCATTCCTGGAAATTACTCGCTGGTAAATCCCATCATTGCCATTATTTGATCCTGTCACTTGAAATGTTAATTGCTGGTGGCCAAAAGAATTAACATAATTGAGACTAGACGTTTCCACATCCCCAACCGTACCCCGTCCAATGCGACCAGATGTTCCCCCGCCAAATGTGTGAAAATCTACATGCAAATTCGTATATTCAGTCCCCAATAACCTAGTATCTGATAATTCAAGATTCTGCACGTTAATTGTGTCTTGCCCAAAATAATGTAGCCCATACGAATCAATTTCATGGCCAGCATATGCCATCAAAACATTTAGCAGCTTATTGCTACCTATTGCCTCAACATAAAACATCGCCCCACCGGCGCGCGTCTCTCCGTAGATAACTTGTCTCGATGGTGCGGCTTCTCGCACTGATATATTTTGCCCTCCGCTTGCCAGCAAAGGAGGAAATTCGACTTTGGGATCCTTGTATAACGCTTGATTAATGGCGCCTAGCACTAATGTGCTAGTAAAAGCAATGCCGAATCCAGCAAATGCACCTGGGAGGCCACCCGCAAACAAACCAGCAATTCCACCGCTAAGACCACCAACCAACGAGGGAACAATTAGCTTAGGCATTAATCAATCTTCCATGCATGAGAACATTCCAAAATAGGGACTGAATATAACCCGTATTGCGTATGAAACATTGCATAAGGCCCAACACACACACCTAAACATTCTTGCTCAGCAACGCCTACTGCCGACTGGCTTAAAGCTACAATATCTCCGCGCTGAGCACTCTTTAGATCCACCTGGAATATCCCATGCTTACCTGCAATGTTAGAAAACAAATCCACAATCCCAGAACACTTGTATTTTGCCAGCAATCGCATATAACTGAATTCCGAGTCATACCTGCTGACGAACTCTTTATACAGATCGATACCTGTCAGCGAATAGATAATATCGCACGCGAATGTCCCGCAATCGGATTTGCCCCACTCGAAATCATGGGTTTTATATTCATCTACAATGCGAGCTAGATGCGCTGGCCAATTATCTACTTTGCGAGACATCGCCCCAGTAAATGCTTTCATTGGCAATCTGTGCGATGTAAAGAAATGCTTGGTCTTGTGGGTAACGCGAAAGCTGCTCGGAATGTGTATAACGAGATTCTTTAGGCGTATTTAGCCGAATCATTTTAGATTCAAGGTTTACTGTGATGGTAGAGGTTTTGCCATTATCAAAAATATTCATAACATCCATCTCACCAGAAAACAAAACCACTGGATTATCAATGAGCGAACCGCTGTCAGCATTATTGAAAAATCCCATAGATACGGATCCAGGTCGCCCTTGATACTGCTCATCTAATGCCAATGCTATATTTGCAGAAGGTACCCCACTCAGCCCTAATCGATAACCCTGAGCACGCTCGTCGATTGTTTCCTTTAGGGCTTCTAAAGATATAGCTTGCCCAGCACCTAAATATGTATCGCCGCTATATAGTAGGTCCCCTATACCTGTCCATACTGTAAGGTCACCCCCGTCGAATTCCAGCTTAATCAGAAATGCAATTGTAAGTTGTTTTTTTGCAATTTCAGCTTTTGTAGTTGCCGATAATCCACGACCCGCCATCAGACTGCCTCCACCCCATCCCATCCAAACCCGTAATGAAATGCAGAATTAAGATCCACATCAAATTCGAAATCAGGTTTCTGCCTAAACACGCCTGTCACCGAGCTTGTTAAAATTGTATCCTCATCACTAGGAGATGCTCTCAAAGAAGGCCACAGCTCAATTGATCCTTCCCCCGAACTGTCCGCATCCACATCACGCACAACCTCATACAGATTCGATCCAATGTTGATTAGATCAAAAGCTGTAAACACCCCTGATGCTAGTGGAGTCATCCCCTTGATGCTCAATGTAGTTCCCGTCTGATCATCACCATCAACGACTGGCGTTCCCGCCCCACTTCCAGCAATCGATTCACGTCCGTACATCGGTAACAAAATACTTCCGAAACTGCCATATAATGAATTGAATAACGGGACCCATTTGGCGGCATTCGTTAGCGACATCGGGGGGAAAGCCAAGCTAATCCCAAATAACCCAGCCGCAGGATTTTTAATAGCCTGGATTTGCCCTGTAAATGGCGATTGCGAAATTGTCGAAAGTGTCAAATAACGTAATGTCATGCGAGACGGTTTTGGCGTCAAGAGCAATGCATCATTAAAAGGGTAAGAAATTGTCATTATCTAATCTGTGTTAATGCGCCGCCGCGGGCAATAGAATCGTTAAATGAACTGGTTATTGATTGGCCAAGATCGGCGCCACCAAGCGCGCGGTTAACGGCAGCTTCAGTGTCACCCGTAGCACCCCTAGCATCGATATAATTAGTCACAGCGCCAGTAGCCCCACGAACACCGGCAGAAATCAAGTCTCCTAATGGTTCGGTAGCAGCTCGACGGATTATTATACGCAAAATGTCTTGCGCCAGGGCCCGCAAGATATTACGTAGCTTAACGGTCTCCGTCGTCATATCTATGATAGAATCTTCAAGGCGAGACTCAAAGACAAATCCTAGATCATTTGCGGCTTTCTCAGTTTGTTGAATACCCTTTTCCCAAGCTTCCGTTTCGCGCCTAGCACCCATGATACCCGCCTCAAACTTTTCAATATCCTTATTCATCTCTCCTAGAAGCTCACGACTGCCAACGTCTGGAAGCAATCCAGCGAACGGCAAATCCGACCCTAACTCGGCTTTCTCTGCTTTGCTTAATGTCGATCCTTTAGGTGGTTTAAGTTTTGACGCACCACCACCAATTGCCGCAACCACATCACTTTTTGGTGCACCTAAACTTTTGAGTCTACTGCGCTCGCGGGCAATTGCTTTTAATAACTCTATACGACGTTCTAAGTTTTTATTCAATTGTCGCTCTACAGCCTGGCCAACAGCACGTTCTGTTCCAATTTTGGCTAGTGTCTTTTGCTGCTGGGTGATCGCATCATTAACGCGATTGAATTCATCCTGCAATCTTTCAAGACCTTGAATTTTCGCTACACCGATTAACGAATCTTTTAAATCTATAACCGCACGCGCAGCTTTCGCCGCACCTTCTGCAATATCCGCTAAAAAATCAATTACACCAGTTCCGGCGATTGCTATTTTCACCTCATCCAGCGCATTCCCAAAATTTTCAAAAGATGCGCGCGCAGAATTCCCAGCTTCAGCTATCGCTGGCGCAAACTCTTCTTTTGTTTGTTTTGTGATGGCAATAAAGAAGTCTTTAACTGGTATGGCCCCTTTACTAAGCATGTCCCTGAAGGCTTCTTCAGTTTCACCAAGCCCCCTTTGCGTCAATCCTAGCGCTCCTGGTAACTTGGCTAGTTGTTCAGTAAATTCGTCATAATTTACTTTGCCCCGATTAGCGATTTGAATGAAACTTGTTAACAACCCCGCAGTTTCCGCTGTGCTCCTGCCTAATCCCGCCATAGTGCCAGTCATGGTTTCGAACAGATCGCGAGCGATATCCATCTCGATATTTGACGACTTAAACGCCGCTACAAGTTGCGAATAAGTATCACCAACCTCTAACGTGTTAATACCGAATCGTTGCGTCACGCGCTCCAAAAATTCAAACTCTTTCCTTGCACTTTCTGCTGTCCCTGTCACGGCC